TCTGAAGAAGGACGCGACTTGTCGGCTGAGGAATCAGCCACCTTCGACAAGATCAACGCCGACTTGGACACCAAGGACGCACGAATCAAGTCGATCATCGAAGCCGAAGAGCGGAGCCAGGCAATCGCCGAGTCCCGTTCTCGTCTCGGTGTCCCCACCAACCTTGGCGGCGAAGCTCAGCCCGAAATCGACGTCGATGACATGACGATTCGTCGTCTGTTGAACGGCGAGATTCGTAACGCCACCTTTGAGAAGCGAGCCGTCACGAAGTCGTCGGCCACCATGGTGCCGTCGTCGGTGTACGACCGGATCGTGGAGCACCTCGTTCAAGCGAACGTCGTTCGTGGCGTGGCCACGGTTCTCACCACTCAGGCCGGTGAGTCGCTGGCTGTTCCGAAGTCGACAGCGTTCTCGACGGCGAGCATCGTCGGAGAAGGATCGCAGGCTTCGGCGTCGGACCCCACACTTGGTACCACCACCCTGGGTGCCTATAAGTATGTGACCCTCGTGCAATTGAGCAACGAACTTGCGCAGGATGCCACGGTTGACGTCACAGGCTTCTTGGCTCGTCAGGCAGGAATTGCCATCGGTGTCGCCACCCGTGGCCACATGACAACTGGCGATGGTTCGTCGAAGCCTTACGGCATCGTGACCCGTTCGTCCGCTGGTGTAACCGGTGGAACCGGAGTCACTGGCGCATTCACCGCCGACAACCTCATCGACCTCCGTTACTCGGTCGGAGCGGCCTACACCGTCCAGCCTGGAAACGGTTGGATGTTGAACAGCACGGCGATGTCAGCGGCCCGCAAGTTGAAGGACTCGCAGAACCGCTACCTGTTTGAGCCAGGTCTCAACGGCAACGTCGACAGCCTTCTCGGCTTTCCGGTCTACATCAATGACTCGATGCCGAACCCAGCCCTGTCCGCCAAGAGCGTCCTATTCGGTCACTTCCCCTCTTTCTTCATCCGAGAGGTGAACGGCATCGACGTGGCAGTCAGCGACGACTTCGCTTTCGACTACAGCGTGCGCACTTTCCGTGTCACGTTGCGTACTGACAGCGACCTGGTCGACACCACTGGAAGTGTGAAGCACTTCGTCGGTGGCGCTTCCTGACCAACCCCAACTTGATGGTCGCCCCTGATTGCCTCCGTCGGGGGCGACCATCTCCCTTCTCTAAGGAGACCCGTGAAGATTCGCCTGCTCATTTCCATTGACGGCACCATCGACGGACAGGCATGGCCGCCCAAAGGTGAGACCATCGACCTGCCCGACCATGTCGCCCGAGACATGATTTTCAACAAGTACGCCGAAGAAGTCGGCAAGACCACCAAGGTCGAAACCGCCACGGTGGACCCGGTCGCCGAGACCGCCACCAAGACTCGTAAGAAGTCCGACTGACCCATGGCTATCACCAACGGCTATTGCACTCTGGCCGAGGTCAAGGCGGCGCTCCGCATCAGCGACAGCGTCGACGACACCTTGCTGGAGAACTCAGTTGAAGCGGCCTCCCGTCGCATCGACGGAGAATGCAACCGCCGTTTCTACGCCGACGGGTCGACGTCAGCACGCACCTACGCCGCTGAACGCAACGACTTCCTCGACGTCGACGACATCTCCACTCTCACCGGACTCGTCGTCAAAGTCGACGACGACAGTGACGGCACCTACGAAACAACCTTCACCATCGGCGTGGACTTCCAAGTCGAACCGTCCAACAATCTGGTGCAGGGACGACCGGTCTATGGCCTGCGAGCCTTGGACAGCCTGTTCCCGATCTCCAATGTTGCTCGGAACCTCGTCGAAGTCACCGCAACGTGGGGCTGGCCATCCGTACCCGACGCCATTCGTGAAGCCACCATCTTGATGGCGAGCCGTCACTTCAAGCGATACGAGTCACCACTCGGCGTCGCCGGGTTCGGAGACCTAGGAGCCATCATCGTGCGTCGCATCGATCCCGACGTGGCAGCTCTGATCGCTCCGTTCAAGCGAATCGCTGTCGCATGACCGCCACCGTCGCCCAAGTGATGACGGGCCTCAAGACTCAGTTGTCAACCATCTCGGGTCTCCGAGTCGTCGACACCATCCCTGACGTCATCAACCCGCCCGTCGCCATTCCTGCTCTCATCGAAGTCCGCTACCACGGTGCCCAACAACAGGGGATGGTGGAACACACCGTCACCGTGTCACTCGTTGTGGCCCGCATCTCTGAACGCACCGCACAACAAACCCTCTACGGGTATCTCTCCTCATCAGGAGCGACAAGTGTGCGTGCCGCCATCGAAGCCGACCGAACCCTCGGTGGAGTCGTCCAAACCTGCATCGTGCGGTCTGGTTCCAACATCCAGTCCGTGTCAGTAGGGGACCAGACCTACCTCGTCGTCGACTTCGACGTCCTCGCCTACGCATAGGAGACCCCATGAACACCTATCTCGTCACCGGTTCTCGTCCGGTCGCCGGACGAAAGCCCGGAGACACCATCAACGAAGCCGAACTGTTCGGTGCGGACATCGACGCTCTTATGAGCGCCGGTCACATCGCACCAGCCCCCAAGACCCCCAAGGCCGACAAGGCCGAAGCACCCAAGGAGTAGCCCATGGCTCGCATCGTTCTGACCGACGTATCGGTCACCATCAACTCGGTCGACCTGTCCGACCACATCGCTTCCGTCACATTGGAAACGAACTACGACGAGGTGGAGACAACCGCTTTCGGTGACACGGCCCGCACCCGTGTCGCTGGACTGGCCGACTCATCCATCTCCCTCGACTTCCATCAGGACTTCGCCGCCAGCGAAGTGGAAGCCACCATCTATCCGCTTCTCGGCACCACCACCGCTGTCGTGGTCAAGCCGACGTCGGCAACAGTCGGCGCTGAAAACCCGTCGTATTCGATGACCTGTCTGGTGAACCAGTGGTCACCAGTGGCAGGCGGTATCGGCGACCTCGCTTCGACATCGGTCACCTGGCCGGTCAGCGGCGCTATCACCAAGGCGACGTCCTGACCCCATGATCGGCTTCAGTCTGAAAGTTCACACTCCTGACGAGACCTACCTGGCACCCATCACCCCTCGGGTAGCGGTCAACTTTGAGAGGCATTTCAAGACCGGTCTCGTCAAGGCGTTGAGCCAAGACCAGAAGATTGAACACCTCCTGTGGCTCGGGTGGGAATGTTCCCGAGCCTCAGGACGTTCAGTCAAACCGTTCGACTCATGGCTGGACGAAATCACCAACGTTGATTTCGTTGCACCGGAGTCGACCGACATGGGAAAAGACTGACCGACTCCTACATCGGATTGGTGGCCGCCATCTCTGTGGAGACCGGCATCGACCCGAACGGACTCTTGGACTGTCCACCGGAGGTGTTCAACGCCATCGTCGCCTACATGAGACGACGAGCCGAAGCATCCAGAAGGTGACCATGGCCGCAAACGTGCAACGAGGCTCCCGAGCCGACGCAGTGTTCGTGCAGGGGTTGGACGACTTCCGCAAAGAACTTGCCCGCCTCGACAAACAACTGAACAACGGCGGTCGCAAGGCGTTGAAGGAAGTGAACTTCGACGTGGCGAACTTCGTGGTCAACAAGAGCCGTTCCGCCGCCACCAGTTTCGGTTCCATGGACGTCAAGGCAATGAAATCCCTCAAAGCCAGCAAAACCCAAGCCGAAGCGAAAATCACGGCTGGCGGACCGAAGTATCCGATGTTCGGCGGGTCCGAGTTTGGTGCGTACCAAAACCGCAGGCGACTTATCAAGAACACCAAAGGTCGTGCGACCATCGTTCGCAACAACGAGAACATCGACAAGGTCATCCGCCGAGTCGAATCTCAGACCGTCATCTATGACCGTCGTGGCGCACCAACAACGGTTCGCAAGAAGGCTCGTGACTCGTGGGGAGGTACCGCTGTCAAGGTCGAAGGCATCATGCTCGGCTGGAACCAGTTCCGACCGTGGCGTGGCAACAAAGCCACCGCCGGTTACATCATTTACCCGACCCTGAGGTCCAGCACCCCCGACATCATCGGCCTGTACGCCGACGGGTTCACGAAACTGCTGTCGAAGGTCTTCCCTGACTAGGAGTCTCAAATGGACTTGAGGAAGTTTGAGATTCTGATTGGCGCTGACGCCACTCAGGCCAACAAAGCGTTCCAAGATGTCGGCGGTCGTGCCGATGCGCTTGGTTCTCGCATGGGGAAGCTCGGCGCAACAATCGTGTCGGCTTTCGCTTCCCGAGCCATCTTCAACTTCGCCAGCGACACCGTCCGAGCCGCATCCGATCTCGGTGAGTCAATCAACGCTGTCAACGTCACCTTCGGTGAAGCGTCCGACGGCATCTTGAAGTTCGGTGAAACGGCGGCCGAGACCGTCGGAATGTCGAAGCAACAGTTCAACGAGTTCGCCGTCTCGTTCTACGGATTCACCCGGCAGATCGCTGAAAGCGACGCTGAAATCAGCACGGTCACCGGAGAACTGACAACCCGCATCGCCGACTTCGCTTCGGTGATGAACCTCGACATCGCCGAAGCCGCTCAGGTCTTCCAGTCGTCACTGGCGGGTCAGACCGAACCAATCCGCAAGTTCGGCATCGACCTCTCGGCGGCCGCAGTCGCCGCCTTCGCCGTTGAATCCGGCATCTCGGAATCAGCCAAGACGATGACCGAGTCCGAAAAGGTGCAAGCCCGCTACGCCCTGTTGATGCAGGAAACCGCTTCCAGCGCCGGGGACTTCGCCAACACTTCGGACTCGTTGGCCAATCAGCAACGAATCCTGGCCGCCAAGTTTGAGGACGCCAAAGCCAGCCTCGGTGAGCAGTTGCTCCCCATCATGCAGAAGGTCTTGGAAATCGTCCTGCCTTTGGTCGACGCTTTCGCCGCCCTTCCCGCACCCGTCCAAAAAGTCGGCCTCCTCACTGCCACCGCTGGAAGTGCGTTCATCACCGCATCGAAGGGCTTGCAGTCCTTGGGGATGTCCGCCAAGGCCGCCAACTTGTCGCTTGGTGCCGTTGGTCTGGTTCTTGGTGCCGCCACTGCCGTCTACTCCATGTACTCCAAGGAGAAGCAACAGGCGACCCAACGCACCAACGACTTCGTGAACGCACTCCAG